GAGATCAAAATGTCGGAAGAAGTAAAAACTCCCGAAGTCGACTTGGAAGCTTTTGCGAAGAAAGTGGCAGAAGAGACTGCTGCTAAGATTGCAATGAAGCAAGCCGAGCAAAAAGCTGCCGAAGAAAAGGCAGCACAAGAAGCTGCTGAGAAAGCTCAGGCAGAAGCCGAAGCAAAAGCTCAGCAGGAACAAGAAGTACAAACAGCTATTAAGGTTGGTGTCGAGTCAGGCGCTGATCGTTTGATGGCTGATGTTGAAGCCAAGCTATCTGAAAAAGATGCTAACATGGCAGAAGTCATCGCTCAATACAAGCGTGACCTCGAAGAGAAGAGCGAAGAGCTCGAGAAGATGCGTGAGTCTAAGCGTGTATTCGCTGATCGTGCAAATCCTGCCGATCTTGAGAAGCATTCAAAAGAGCTGATGTATGCCCATATGTTGGGTGTATTCACTCAGAAAGGCTGGGACACCAAGTACGGTCGTGCAACTCTTGAAAAAGCTGGTATGGATTACCCCAACTCTGGTAACCCAGGTACTCAGCCCAACATCGCTACTAGCGTACAAACTGCTCTTGAGAAGGAAGTTCAGTTCCAGTATCGTCTGGCACAAGCTTTCCGTGAGTTGAACATGAACTCTCAGTCCATGATTCTTCCTCTGCAGAGTGACACCTCAAAGGCTGTCTTCTCTCAAGGTGGTGAGAATGCTCGTTTCACCGGTTCTACAACTGGTGTAACTAATGATGGTGTAAATGGTACAGGTACTGCAGGTACTTTTGACGTAGATCAAATTATCCTTACTGCTCACCGTATGATTTCTACTACGTTCCTCGATAATCACATTGATGAAGAGATTCTTGTAAATCTTCTTCCCATGATGACCGAGAACGTTGCACGCGCTCATGCTCGCGCAGTAGACGATATGGTTCTTAATGGTAACACTACACCTGCTATCTCTGGTCTTGCTAATATGTCTACTGTACCTGCCCTTAGCGCAGCTAATCAGGTTACTCTTGGTTCTACCGCAGTAACTGCTCTTACTGCTGCCGCATTGCTGGAAGCTCGTGCTGCAATGGGCAAGTTTGGTCTGTCGCCCAGTGATGTTACTTATGTAGTATCACAAGCACGTTACTATGATCTGATCGCAGATCCTGGTTTCGCAGACATCACGGATGTCGGTTCTGATGTAGCAACCAAGCTGGTTGGTGCTATCGGTTCTGTGTATGGTTCGCCCGTACTCATCTCTGATAACTTCGCAGCAGAAGCAAATGGTGTAGACATTGCGTACGCAGTCAACACTTCTAACTTTGTTATTCCTCGCCTTCGCGGTGTGAATGTTGAGCAAGATTACGAAGTACGTGAGCAGCGTCGTATAGTTGTTGCTAGCCAATCTCTCGGCTTTGACCGATTGTTTGGTGGCAAAGTAGCTAATAACCCTGCCGCAATGGCTGTTAAAGTAATTACCTAATATTAGGTTTTTATGGACTGGGGAGGCACGCCTCCCCAAGTTTTTACTAATACATTTATGGCTAAAAATCTTATAACACTGCAAGAATATAAGGATATGGAAAGAATTTCCAATCCAAAGGACGACTATAATTTAGATCGTCTAATAGTCTCTGTAAGTGCATTAGTAAAAACTTATTGTGCCACAAGTTTTGTAGACTTTTACAACACAAATAAGGTTGAAACTTTTCATCATAAATGGGCAACTGATATTCTGCAGTTAACTGAAACTCCTTTAGTTTCTGTCAGCTCTGTAGAAGAAAGAAATAATTTATCCTCTGCTTATACTACTTTAGTAGTAGATGAAGATTATTATTTAGACTTCGATACAGACAGTATTTTTCGAATATCTACAACAGGTGCTTCTAAAAACTGGGCAATGGGTCCCGGGGCTGTAAAAGTTACATATAGAGCAGGGTACTCTTCCTGCCCTCTTGATTTAAAACTTGCAGTTATTGATCTTGTAACTTATTATGCAAGAGATGAATATAAAGAACGACGAACTCTTGCAGGAGCAACCTTGCAAAATCCTCAATCTGCTCGTCAAGATAGTAGTGTAGCTTTTCCAGACCATATTAAGCGCGTACTAGATTTATATAAAAACTTTTAATGAGTAAACAGCTTATAAATAAGTTATTTGCAGAAGCGTATGATATAGATGTAGGCAATCCTAAGTTTAGAAAAAGACTCCTAGAGACAGCAAGACGAAGTGTAAATAGATCTGGACTTCACTTACTTGAACTTACTATTGAGGATTTTGAGCAGCTAATTTTATATAATTATGTAACTATTATACAAAACAGTGCAGTACGAACAGAAAGAAAAAAGATTGCGTCTAGAACAAATGTTCCCTTAAATAAAGTAGGTCAAAAAGAAGGCGCAGATGTAATTTTAGCAAAAGAGTCTAGTAATGAGTTAAAAAAAGAAGCAAGAGAAATTGCAGAAAAAATATTCAATACATTTGAAAAAGATTATAATAAGTTAGTAAATATTGACGCCCATAAAGTTTATAAAATAAGTCCAACTGCTTTAGAAGTACTACAGCCAAAAAACGATGTTGAAAAAACAAGAATTGCTTTTGTTTCTTCATTTATGAAAGCTGCTAAAGGCAGCCCTAGGCTTTCTAAGTTACGAGGGGGAAAAGCCAGAGCATTTCAAACACGAACTCAGTTTCACCACAAAGAAAGAACGGTAGGAACTGATATGGCCCAAACTTTAGCCGATCAATTTAAAAAAACTAGCATTAAAATTCCGCCTGAAGCAAGAAAAAGAGCAGTAAAAGTTATAGAAAATATTATTCGAGGTATTTCTTATAACTGGGAAAAAGTTGATACACCTAAAGGTAGATACGCAAGAATAACAGGTACTCTAGGCCCTAGAGCTTTAAACCAGCCGGGCGATGAGCCAGGGGATTGGAGGAATCTAGGCCCCGAAATAGAACAAGCTTTATTTGAAAACTTGCAAGATTTGGGAGGAGACTTTGCTACAAAACAAGGGAGCCAACCTGTAGATGAAAGATTAGCTCAAACCTTAGTAAATGAAGAAATACTCGATGGCCTACTAGGAAGAAAACGTGTAAAAGGTAAAAAATATAAAGTAGATAAAGGGCCCAATAAATCAACACAAAGAAGTAAATCGAAACAAAAAAGAAAACCAAAAGGCGCATCTCCTATGATGGCAGCCTCTAAGTTAAAAAGAACTTCTAAGCGTAATCAGCAGCAGCAATTTTCACAAATAAGACTATTAGGTATTTTAAATTCTCAATTACCTAATGTAGTTAGAGACAATATGGGAGATCCTGCTTTGAATTATCAAACAGGAAGATTTGCTTCAAGTGTAAGAGTAACGGATATTAGTTCTACCCCACAAGGGTTCCCAAGTATTGGCTATACTTATGATAGAGATCCTTATGAAACGTTTGAAGTAGGAAATCGTCAAGGCTCTATAGAAAGAGACCCACGAAGGCTAATAGATAAATCTATTAGAGAAATAGCAGTATCCTTTGCTCTAGGAAGATTCTACACTCGGAGAGTATAAATGACTTATCATGCAAGACGGTATAGTACTCGTCGAATGGCAATAGTAAATGCTTTAGTAGATAAACTTAAAGCAATAGATGGAAACGGGGGTTTTCATACTAATCTCTTTAATAATGTCCACCCAAGATTAAAATTTTGGGATGAAGTAACAGAATTTCCTGCCCTACATTTAAACGCAGGAAATGAAACTAGAGAGTACCAAGGCGGGGGCTATAGAGATAGATTTTTAACAGTAACGGTACGTTGCTATGTAAACGAAGAAGACGCTGTAGAAGCGTTAGAAAAACTGTTAGAAGATGTAGAAACCGTAATTGAAGATAATAGTAGGCTCGAGTATATTGATAATCAGCGGCCTACAGGAAATACACAATATACTCATCAAATCTCTATCATCAATATTGATACAGATGAAGGAGTACTTGAACCATTGGGCGTAGGAGAGATTCTACTAGAGGTTCGATACTAGAAAATACTGACACGAATCAAAGGATTCACGTTCAAGTCTTTTCAAGCTACATAGGAGAAAACTATGCCAGCGGCAAATTTACAACTGAGTAGAAATACTCACGTTTATCTTGAAAAAGATCAAACAAATTTAACAACTTTGGTTGGTGGAACAGCAATAGCTGATCAAGGCACCCATCTTTGGCAGATTCCTGTATTGGATGGGTTTTCTTTTAGTCAGTCTGTTGCAACTTCAGAAATTGCTCTGAACGAAATGGCAAAAAATACGGCTTTGGAAACTCGCAGAGGCAGAGCAATGTTTAATGATGCTCTTGAACCTGCAGAGTGGAGTTTTACTACGTATGCTCGCCCCACTAGCATAGGGGGCGCAGTAGAGGAAGCTCTATGGGCTAGCTTTATTGGAAACACTACTTTTGTTGCAAACGCATCCCCCACTACAAGCCCCGGCGATTGGCGTCGTCTTTCAGATGATGGTAATGCAGGTGTAACTAGAAGCACTTCTGCTCCTGTATCTGCAACTTTTGATTTTGAAGATTCAAATACAGTTGAATTGGGTACTTTCAATCTTTACTTTGTTCTTGGGGGATGTGCTCCAGGTGCAAACGACGCAGCTTTCGCAAGTCCTAACGGACAAACTGTGTATAAAATGTCAAACTGTGTTGTAAATTCGGCAACTGTTGAGTTTGATATTGACGGAATTACTCAAATTACTTGGAGCGGGTTTGGCACTCTTCTCGAGCAAATTGCAATGAGTACTACGGGTGCTACTATTTATGATACTGCATTTAATGCTTCAAGTGCTCTTAAAGTTGGTACTACTACAACAGATAACTTTATTAAGAATCGCCTTACAACTCTTGCTGTAACCACTACAAATCTAGACCAAGATCCTGGCGCTCCAAATGAGTATGATGATACTTATAGTCTTACTCTTACTGGAGGAAGTATTACGTTTGAAAATAATATTACATTCTTGACTCCGGAAGAACTGTGTCGAGTAAATGTTCCAATTGGTCATGTTACTGGTACTAGATCGATTTCTGGAGCGTTTACCTGTTATCTAGATGACTCTGGTTTGAAAACTGACGCAGGTCTTAGTGCAAATGCGGGAACAGGCACTATTCATACTAGCTCAGAACTTTTCCGAGACTTGTCAGCTTCAACAGGAGTTACTAGTAACCGATTTGATCTTTCATTCTCTGTAGGAGGCTCCCTTGCCCCACGCGTAGAATTTAATTTTGATAACTGCCATCTTGAGATTCCAACTCATGGAATCGAAGATGTTATCTCTCTTGAGACAAATTGGCATGCACTGCCTTCCAGCTTAGATACAGCAGATGAAGCCACCGTTACTTACGTTTATTCGGCGTAATCTTTGTTAAAGGGGCTTCGGCCCCTTTTCACCTTTTAAAAATTTTTCTTGACATTTATGGTATAATGTATTATACTTATAATTCAAAAATAAAATATTCTTTTACATGAGGTCGTATTTAATGAGTGATTCCCCAATTTCTCTCTCGAGTCTAATGACTCCAAGCAAAACAGTTACAATGGATTACCCGGGATTTCCGGATTTCACTGTTGATGTTACTTATTTAGCTCGCGAAGAACTTCTCAAACTTCGTAAGCGTTGTGTTAGCACAAAGTTCAATCGTAAAACTCGTCAGCCTGAAGAAGAGCTGAACGAAGATATGTTTTTAGTTGAGTATGTAAAAGGCGTTATTAAAGGCTGGTCTGGCCTAAAATTTCGATACCTAGAAGAGCTTCTTTTGGTAGATGTGGCAGAGCTTGACCCTGATGATGAACTTCCTTTTACTCAAGATAACGCAGAGCTTCTTATGAAGAACTCTGGAGATTTTGATACATGGATTACCGAGGTTGTTGGTGACCTTGAAAATTTTACTGGGAACAAGTAGCGGAAATACAAAAGCTACTAGAACGTCATGCAAAACAAACAGATTCTAAGATAGATATTGAAAAATATCTTACAATTTGTGAACAACTAGGTCAAGAACCTGATCCTACTAAAATGCCGCTCGAACTCTCTGATTTTCCAGAGGAAGTTCAAGTGGCATTTTTTATATTAGGACTTCTACCAGACCGCTACGAAGGGATGAGTGGAACGTATTTAGGAAAACTTTGGGAAGGAGTAGAATTTTTATTCGATGTATATCAAGTAAGTGATAAAACAACAGTTTTATATTTTATGAAAATGTACGAAAATATAATAGTTGCAGAAAAGTTAGATAAAGCTGAAAAAACTAGAAAACAAGCAGAGCGACAAACAAAAGCAGGCGGTGGAAAACAGTTCACCCATAATGTAAAAGGCTAATGGCAAAAAAGATACAAATTGATATTGAAGTCAATGGCAAGATGCAAAAAGCCACGCTCTCTGCAAAAAAGCTGGAGCAAGCCTTAGAGGGAGCAGATAATGCTGCAGACGGCCTATCCACTTCTGCCAGGAGTGCAGATCGTAGATTAAAAGGAGCTGCACAAGCTTCTGCAAATGGAACTAAAAACTTTTCTAAAATGGCTCAAGGTATAACGGGAGGACTTGTTCCTGCGTATGCAACTCTTGCGGCTAACTTGTTTGCATTAAGTGCTGCATTTAACTTCTTTAAAAATGCAGCTGAGTTAGATAATTTAGAAAAAAGCCAACTTTCTTTTGCGCAAACAACAGGTATTGCAATGGCTTCTGTAACTAATGGGTTAAGAGAAGCAAGTCAAGGTATGTTGGGGTTTAGAGAAGCCGCGCAAGCAGCCGCAATCGGTACTGCAAAAGGGTTTTCTCCCGAGCAGCTTAATAAATTAGCAGATGGTGCTATGAGAGCTTCAGTTGCTCTTGGTCGAGATTTTGCAGATGCATTTGATAGATTAATTCGTGGTGTGTCAAAAGCAGAGCCAGAATTGTTAGACGAATTAGGTATTACTCTTCGCTTAGAAAGAGCAACTAAAAGTTACGCAGATGCTTTAGGGTTAGAAGCAAAAGCTCTTACCGAAGCACAAAGAAGCCAAGCTGTATTACTTGAAACTCAAAGACAGTTGGATGAAATTTTTCAAAATGAAGCTGCTGCAAATCCCTTTATAAAGTTAGACAAAGCATTTGAAGATTTAATCAAAACTGTAACTCAAAAATTTCTTCCTATTGTATCTGGAATTGCAGATATTATCTCTAATAATATTGCAGCAACTATTACAGTTTTTGGATTATTTAGTTTATCTATACTTAAAGCGGCCTTTAATCTATCAGGATTACAAGACAAAGTAAACCAGTGGGCGCAATCTCATAGTCAAGCAGCAACCAAAGCTAAGGAAGAAATGCAGGCTTATGCAGCTCAGATCGAACGTTCTGAAGCTGCGCAGAAAAAATTGAAACAGGCCGCTAAAGCTAGCTTACAAAGTTCGGCAAAAACAGCATTAGGTCAAGGGTCAACTAGTTCGTTATTAAAGCAAGTAGCTGCTGGCGGAATAGATAGTCTTGCAAAAGTAGATCAAGCTAATTTAAAAAGATTTTTAAAACAAGCGGAACAAAATGTTGATGCTTCTGGACGAGTAATGTCAGGAGTATTCAAAGGGGTACAACAATCTGTTATTCAAGATATGAATAATGCCTTAACAACTATAGAAAGTAGAGTTAAGGTTACTGAAGGAAGATGGAAGCTAAGTGTTAAAAACATATCCGTTGCTTGGAAGGCGGGAATGGCAGGCATGGTTGCTGCAACACGAACTGCTACAACTGCAATGATAAATACGGCGAATGCAGTTGGAAATGCTTTTATGAAAGTCGTAAAACTATTATCCATTGTAGGACTTGGACAAATATTCGCAACTATGGCAGTGGATTTTACTTCCTCTTTAGGAGGAATGCTTCAAAAAGTTGCAGACTTTTTTGGCGTGGGAGACTGGTATAAAGATTCGGGGCTAGGAAAAGCTCTGGCTGAAACAAAACACTTAATAGAAGAAAATAAAAAATTAAAAGCTTCTAGTGAAAGCGTTTCAACCGCTATTCAAAATATGGCCGGAGATATAGACGGTGTTGTAAAGGGCATGCAAAAAGTGCAGCAGCAAGGAGTCGCGTCTTTAAAAGCAGGGGATGAGGAAGATGCCCTCGCAGCTTTTGCAAAACAAGATCGTTTAAGAGTGACTGCTATGGCAACATTACCGCTAGAAAGTGTAATGGATAAGATTACAGACATTGCTCGTATGCAGGCCAGAGGTGCAACAGATGAAGCCGCAAAACTTTTAGCAGAATTAAATCCTGAATTAGAAAAATTAGCAACTATTTCTCCTAGAGTTGCACAAATATTACAGCAGCCCGTAGGTACTTGGGCAGAATCCTTTGCGGAACTACAAAGTTCGGCAAATGATAGTTTAGCAACTTTAACTTCTTTTGAAGAGCAATTAACAGGTCTTGAAGATGCAATGCGAGATCCTAGTGATCCGGCGTCTCTTTCAATGAAAATACTACAAATTCAAAAGACACTTAAAGATGCTCAAAACAAAATAGGGCCAGGCGCTTTATCCGAAAAACTTCAAAAAGATTTAGATGCTCTTTCTGAAAAGATGGGAATGACAAATGATCAATTTTTAGCATTTGTACAGGATGAAGTCTCAAGAAGAAGAGACAGTATACGATTAGGAAGAGAGGAGGCTACTCAACGAGAAAGAACTGCTGGAATGTTAGATAAGTTTAGTAAAGCGAGACAATCATTTTTAGATGATGAACTGGCTAGAATGGTTTCAATTGCTTTAAAAGAAGACGAATTAAGGTATTTAGTCAAAACTCGAGCTTTGCTGAGCGCAGAGGAAGTAGCTGCACGAGACGAAGCAATATATGCATTAGAGCAGCAAATTAAACAAGAACAAGACATACTTGATATAAAACGAGAGCAAGAAACAGTCGCAATGAAACTAAGAGCTCTTGATCAACAAACAGATTTATTACAAAAAGAATTACAGCTAACGCAAGCAGCAAAAACTTTGAATGATGTTATCAGTAAACGGCTACAAATGGAACAAGACATAGCCGATTTAAAAGATAGACAACTTCAAAGAGATATAGCTGCAGCAAGTCGAGAAAGAAGTCGTACTCCAATGATGGGAGGCTTCATCAATGAAGGGCTAACATTAAAAGACCAAATAGCTGCACAAGAAGCTTTAATAGCTCGTATGGAGCAACAGTCTGCAGCGCAACTAGCCGCAAAACATCAAGCAATTGATCTAGAATACGATCTTTTAGAGCTACAAACAGATCTTGAAGCAACGAGACTTCGACGATTAGCTTTGGAACGCTCGGAAGCATTGAGGCAAGATGGTTTAGACCCCGAACAAGATTCTCTTGTTGCAAGAACAGACGAAATGGCCGGTAGGCTAGAAAACCAAGCGGATGCTTATGGAGACACTGGCGAAGGCTCTATGCGGGAGACTGCAAAAACACTAGCAAGTTCTCAAGTAGCTGATGGGCTCGCAGCTGCAAATGAGCAGCTAGATAATATGAAGCAGAAATTAAACGATACTTTTGGAGATGGTGAGCTTCAAGAATATATGTCTAATATGCCAGATACTCTTACTTCTGGGTTTACAGATGCATTTATGTCCATTATGGATGGCACTAAATCAGTAAAACAAGCTTTCGGAGAAATGGCAAAAGCAATTATTGCTGATATTATGAGAATAATAATTAAGCTTCTGATTCAAAAAGCAATTATGGCTGCTATGGGAATGGCAGAAGGTGGAGTTGCCACTCCCAATGGCCCAGGTATGAGATACGGCGGAATTGTCAAGCCTCGAGGATATAGGTACGGCGGCTACACAGAAGCGCCTCAAATGGCAGCAATTGGAGGTGTATTTAAAGGACCAAGTGCAGGGTATCCTGTAATTATGCATGGCACCGAAGCTGTAGTACCTCTTCCAAATGGAAGAGAGATTCCTGTTGAAATGAAAGGTGGCGGCGGTCAAAATAATAACGTAACAGTAAATATTAGTATGGATAACTCTGGTGCTGGAAGTAGAACTCAATCTAGCAATGGGCAAGATGCAAATCAATTAGGGAATGCAGTTGCCGCAGCAGTACAGAGAGAACTTCAAAATCAAAAAAGAGCAGGAGGCATTTTAAGCCCCTACGGAGCAGCGTAAATGGCAGCAATAGTTTCAGCAACAGCGCCCTCTAATCCAAGCAATGGAGATTTATGGTTTGATGACGTAAATCTTCGTATGTACATCTATTATGATGATGGCAATACGCAGCAATGGGTAATTACCGGTCCCACAGGATTGAAGGGAGATACAGGTAGTGCAGGACCACAAGGCCCTACAGGTGCCGCAGGAGGCTCAGGAGTAGCTGGACCAACGGGGCCACAAGGACCACAAGGGCCACAAGGACCACAAGGACCACAAGGGCCTATTGGTATAGGAACAACTGGACCACAAGGCCCTATTGGAGCTACCGGCCCTGTCGGTCCTCAAGGGGATAAGGGAGATGATGGCCCAATTGGATTAACAGGACCTCAAGGCCCTGCCGGACCTACTGGACCTCAAGGACCACAAGGAGATAAAGGTGATACTGGAGCAACTGGAGCAACTGGTCCTGCTGGAGCTTCTGTAACTGGACCTACCGGACCCGCAGGACCTCAAGGTCCCACTGGAAATGATGGAGCAGAGGGGCCGGAAGGACCACAAGGACTAACAGGACCACAAGGCCCTACAGGTCCTGTAGGACCCGCCGGACCCGCCGGACCTATTGGATTAACAGGCCCTGCAGGACCGCAAGGTCCCATAGGCAATGATGGACCCCAAGGAGATACTGGAGATACAGGACCCGCTGGACCTGCTGGACCCGCTGGACCCGCTGGGCCTACCGGAGCTACCGGACCCGCTGGACCTACTGGACCAATAGGAAACACAGGACCTACCGGACCACAAGGTCCTCAAGGACCCGCTGGGCCTATAGGCAATGATGGTCCCCAAGGAGATACAGGTGATACTGGAGCTACCGGACCCGCTGGGCCTACTGGACCTACTGGTCCCATTGGAGCCACAGGACCTGCTGGACCTACAGGACCAATAGGAAATACTGGCCCACAAGGACCTCAAGGGCCTATTGGACCAACAGGGCCCGTAGGCAATGATGGACCACAAGGTGCAACAGGCGCTCAAGGACCTGCAGGCCCTCAAGGGGAAAAAGGAGATACGGGGAATACCGGACCCGCTGGACCGGCTGGACCGGTCGGAGCAACTGGAGCCACAGGAATTCAAGGACCAACGGGGCCACAAGGACCTCAAGGCGCAGATGGCGCAGATGGTGCACAAGGACCTGCTGGACCTGTGGGATTAACTGGGCCTCAAGGAAATCAAGGATTAGGCTTTACTGGAGGCAGTTATACTGCTTCCACAGGTATTGTATCTTTTACATCTGATGATGGATTAGGGTTTAATACTGCAGATTTACGTGGCGACGGAAATAGAGGTATTTCTTCAGCTACAGTAGATGCAAATGATGATCTAATTCTTACTCTTGTAGATAACACAACAATTAATGCAGGAGCAGTAGTTGGACCAACTGGAGCTACTGGATTAACTGGAGCAACGGGGCCTGCAGGGGCAGATGGATTAGGTTTCACAGGAGGCAGTTATACTGCTTCAACAGGTATTGTATCTTTTACATCTGATGATGGATTAGGTTTTACTACGGGAGATCTAAGAGGAGATGGAAATAGAGGTATTTCTTCCGCTACAGTAGATGCAAATGATGATTTAATTCTTACTCTTGCAGATAGCACAACAATTAATGCCGGAACAGTAGTAGGTCCTCAAGGTCCTACTGGTCCTACAGGAGCTACTGGACCTACTGGACCTACTGGACCTGCTGGAGCCGATGGTGCAGATGGAGCCGATGGTATAAATGGAACTAATGGAGTAGACGGAACTGGATTTACGGGAGGCTCCTACGATCTCAGCACCGGTACAGTAACCTTCACATCTAATGATGGATTAGGTTTTACCACGGGTGATTTACGAGGGGTAGACGGTGTAGATGGAGCTGACGGTGCAGATGGCGCAAGTTCAATAGTATTTGATATTGAGCCTTCGTATACTAGTGGAACTCCTTCTGCTTTTTCTTTTTCAGGCGCAGGATTTCCTGTTGCAAGAACAAATCCCGATCTATATCTACAAAAAGGTATAACTTACTACTTTGATCCAGGTGATTTTGATAGTTTAGCGCCTATTACTTCTAATGATGGATGGACGTTAGCAAGTAGTAATTATATTACTTCTGCCGATAGTGTAAATGGGCAAAGTTTTCCGGCACAAGCTCATACAGATACACAGTTTGAAGGAAACTCACAAACTACTACTCAAGGTGTATACGTATTTACAGCCACAGGAGCAGGAAATTATTTAAGATTATACACAAAAACTTACTTTTTGCTAACTAATAACTGGTATAGAAAAGCTTATGCCGTTTCTCCTGCTTTTAATGTAAAAGAAGGATATAAACTTAGTTGGGATACTACTAGGTATCATGAAAGACCTAGTGAAAAAGAAGTACGTGCACAGTTTTGGTTAGTCGATATAACAAATGGTGGATTTTATCGCGGATACCCACAAAATAGTGAAGGTTACTTAATTGCTACTAGTTCATATAGCTATACCTTTACAACTACAGGTCAATATAGATGGGTAGGCCTTTTAGGAGTAAATGATTTAGGAAATAACTCAGGAGATTCTACGGAAGCTTATATTGATGTTTCAAACTTTGAGTTAAGTAGTGGACACCCATTTTATATTCAAAGTTCTTCAGGCGCATATAATGCCGCAAATGCTTTAGGAACTTCTGATGGAGTAACAAACAATGGAGCGGACAAAGGCAGAGTTTCATTTACTGTACCTTTAGATGCCCCGTCTACTCTGTATTATGTAGACGAAAATTACTCTGCAATGGCAGGCACAATTTATACAACTGATGTAGGTAGTGGAGGAAGCTCAAGTACTCCTTCTAGTATTACAGACGGCACCAGTACGTTAGATTTTGGCTCGAGTAATGAACTACAACTAGATGCTCACTTTCTTCCTACAACAAATGTAGCGTATGATTTAGGAAGTGCTGAGCGCAAGTGGAGATATTTGTACTTAGATAATAATACCATTTTTATGGGCGACCAAACGTTGAGTACAGATGCATCAGGACAGCTTGTTCTTGGTGAAACCATGGATTTTGGAGGAGAAGGCACAGGGGGAGTCTCTTATGTAGATTGGCAAACAGGAAATAAATTAGTTATACGAACTGACGGACCTGGCGCTCCTACAGAATCTCCTTTCAATCAAAAATTTGGAGCAATTAAAAAAGACGATTCTTTTGAATTGCTAACAGGTGCAACAATATCTAGCGAAACTGATGCTAGTGGTAACTTCCCTGCAAACACAGTCTTGAAAGCGACAGGTCCTGCTACTTTTACAGGAGTGAATTATGGAGGAAGTGATGACTATTTTTATGATTGGGAAATTCCTGTTGACACAGTTCCTGCTGCAAATGTATACGTATATACTTTTAATTTAAAAAGGTCTCCAATTTCGGAAGTTACCCAAATAATTAAATCAGGCACTACTATAGACGCATCTGCTTTAACAGGTAATCTTCCAGCGCTAGGAATGTCAGGGAGTTTAATTCCTGACACAAATGCTCAATATGATTTAGGATCTGCCGAATATAAAATAAGGCATTTATATCTATCAGATAATACAATTTACTCTGATAGTGGAAATATAAAAGTAGCTCAACACCAAGCAGGAGGCGCACCAAGTACTTCTACACGACTTATTTCTACGGCAAAGTTAAAAGAAATTGCAGCGGCTTCTCCAGATTATGGGGCTTTTCAAGCAGCTATCGCAGCTCTTGAAGACAATTAAGGAGACTTAAATGGCAGCAGATTTTCCAGGTAGTCCTTCAAACGGTGATACATATGTATATAATGGTGTAACATATGTGTATAATGCCGTACTCGGAGTATGGACAATTGACGCCGGGGCTGCAGGAGGTTCTTCTTCCTATGGAGAAATATTTATAGTAAAAATTCCTGCAGACTCTATATCTGGAGGAGTTCCTCTTACAGACTCTTTTTATACTTTTGACCGAGGGCTGTCTCGAGCTACAAATTTTAATATTTTAAGAGCAAATTTTGGTGATGGGTATGAACAACGAGCTATAGATGGTACCAATTCTAAAAAAGATATGTTTGGAGCTTCTTTTTCTAATAGAACGAAAGAAGATATTAATATTATTGCAAAGTTTTTAGATGTACATCAAGCAAAAAGTTTTGATATAATCATTCCTGAGTACGATGGAAATCAAACTATAAAAGTAATATGCGAAGCGTATAATATAAAATATATGTACCATAGTTACCATTCTTTGACTGCAGAATTTAGACGAGTCTATGAACCATGAGTGTATTTGATTACTACTTTCAATTAAATAGTCCCGGGTACGTACCAGAGACCGCAGATATTTCCGACAATTATGCAATTATTGCAAAGGTTGGAGATACTATTAATGCGCAAACAGAATACACTGGAAGCGAAGGTTCTATTGTTAAAGAAATACGATATATACGATATCCGAATAGCGATGAAGAAATAAATGATCCTGATCCGGATACTCCGTGGCTAGATCATAATGAAAAAGATAAAACTTGGACTAATCAAAATTTTGATAATAATGATCACTATGCTAGATGGTATTTTTTTACGGCAGCTACTACTGGCAATACTCTAACTACTTTTGCTCAGAAATCTTTTAGAATTTTATGGCTTCCTCCTACATTTGGCTGGGATGGGGCCTCCGCTGGTACGACTATTACTACCGGAACTACTGGTAGTCTTTCTATATCAACACCAAGCTCTCTTATTCCGTATGTAACAGGTTCTTGGTCCGGTCGGACTCATCCTGATGGGTATACTTATGATACTCCTGTAGCTAGTTCAGAAACTTTTCAATGGAGAATTGTAGATGCATCAGGATCAAACACTTTAATTGATCCTACTTATTTTGTAGCTACAAGTGGACAAGTACAAATAACAGGTACTACTACTGGTGTCAATATACAGCCAACCGCATCTTGTCCTGCGGGAAAATATTATATAAGGCTGCATCATTATAATACTACTCCACAATTTGTTAATGGGACTGCTTCTGCTTCTACTACAGGAGGACAGCCTACTTTCTTGGATGAAATTGATTTTGATGTAGAAGTATATGTGCCCCCAAATAGTCCTGCAACTGGTACAGTTACAATTGATGGAAACCAAGTAGGATTTGGATTTGAATTTTCTCATACTGAAACTATTGCAGATTCAAATGGACTAGGCACTTTTGAATATCAATGGAATAGAAATGGGTATCCTATTACAGGAGCCAATGCAACTACATATACAACAGTTGCTTATGATTTAGGAACTTCTTTATCTTTAACTATTAGTTTTACAGACGGGGATGGGTACCTAGAGACAATTACTAGTAATTCTTTAGCTATTTCAGCATTTCCACCTGGGGGAGCAGATGATGAAAATACTGGTAGACCTTCGGTATATTCTCTAAGATTAACTCCTGATATTTTAAATTATCCTGATTTTTTAGTATACAAAAAAGATGTAATTAGAGTAATTTTAGAAAATGATGATGCCGATCCTTATAGAACAATAGATGTCATAAGTACAACCAACGCAGATGTTTCTCCTTTAACAGGCACAACTGTTACTTATTTTGATATTACTTTTCTCAATAGTACAGAAGAGGCAACATTTGAAGTTAAGTTCAGGTCAGATTCTAATCCTGGTTTTAGCCCCTCTCAAACTTATACTTGGACTATTAGCGGATACGTTCAAAAGGATGGCGAGTTAGAGTTAATAGAAGTAGTACAAGAGCAAGAAATTGGAGATAATTTTATTGAGTTATTTGAAATTCAATTGCCTTCAGGAAATACAGCATTTTTGTACAATGGATTCGACGATAGTTCTTTAGACAATATATATTTTCCAGATTCTATAGGATCTGTTTTAAATGAATACATAGCTATGCCTATAATGATAGAGGGAATAGATGTTAAAAGTAGCGGAGCTTCGTCAAGGCCTACCCTAACTTTAGCAAATATACCGGGAATTGCAAGAACTCTTGTAAATGATGGCGACGGTACTCGAGACGAACAACTCCTTATAAATATTTTAGAAGCGGAGGGTATTTTTACATCTCAAGATTTGGTAGGTAGTAAAGTAACTTACAGGACTACCCTATTAAAGTACACATATAATGCGAATCAAGTTCCAGAGCGCCCAACAGAATTTCCAAAAGCGTCTTTTTATGTAAATAGAGTGGCTACAGAAGCGGGGCCTTTAATGAGCCTAGAGTTGGCCAGTCCTTTAGATATGGAAGGGTTTAGACTACCCAATAGATATGTTATTGGTAAATACTGCCCTTGGAAATACCAAGGATTTTATGAAAATGGTCAAGGAGGCTGCACCTTTCCTTTAAATAGTAGAGGTAATTTATTTTTTGATGAAAATGATGAGCTGATAGTAGGTGCTGCAACACTTCCAGATTGGAGTTCTACAACTTCCTATGTAGAAGGAGATAGAGTAAAAACTATTACTGGAGCAAGTGCGGTGTATATTCCTACGATATATAGCAGTAAAGTCGTTCGAAATGCAGCTGCAGGAGATACAGATTTATATATTGCGTACAATAGAGAATGGATGGAATCTGATGATGCTGCCCAAATACTCGCAGAAATAAATAATTATTATTTAATACCTAGTACTCTAGGGTCTCCAGGACTTGTAACCAATGTTACAATTACCCCCGGCATGACGTCAGGTAACACTGTTTTAAGTTATGAGTATAAGATTACATTTGATGCTGCATTTCAAGGGCCTATATTAAAAGGTACTGAAATAAGTTTTACGGACGGGTATAATGGAGATGGATATATAAGAATTTGGGAGGCAACAAATCCAAATAAGGGTAGAAATCCTGACACCCAAAGGGGAGTTTGGAAAAGAATAGATGTTTGTGGAAAACGAGTAAACTCATGTAAGGTTAGATTCCAAGCAACTAGTGTTCCCGGAACTTTGGATAGTTATTTGCCTCTTCCTTTTGGTGGATTTATAGGAACTAATAAATTTAAATGATAGATGAAATACAAGCACACTTTGAAAGAGAGTATCCTAAAGAAGGTTGTGGAATCATAGGAATTGTTGAAGGAAAAAAAGAATGGTTTCCTTGTAAAAATATTGCTGAAAACGATCAAGATTTTATAATGTGCTCTAAAGATTACTTGAATGTAATTAAAAAAGCAGATATTTTGGGAATAGTCCATAATCACATAAATACTAGTAATGAGCCTAGTGAATCTGATATAAATGGATGTAACGCTACAGGGATACCTTACTATATTTTTGATTCAGAAATGAACTTAAATATAGTAGAGCCAACTGTGAAAGCATTTCCTTTAATAGGCAGAGAATACAAATTTGGAGTAATGGACTGTTTTGAAGCTATTCGGGATTATTTAAAAACTCAAAATATAGAGATACCTCCTAGAGCTTTATTTGAAGAAGGTTGGTGGAAGAAGAAAGATTTAAATTATTTTACCGACGAAATGGCAAAGCAATGGGGAGGAAAACCTGTAGACTCAAAAGATTTACAAATAAATGATGTTTTAATTTTTCAAATGGAGTCAGATGTACCAAATCATTGTGGAGTTTATATAGGTAAAGATATGTTTTTTCATCATGCAGTACATCGTCTTTCTTGTAGAGAATCTTTGTTCCCGAGATGGGCACCAACGATTGTAGGAATTTATAGATATGATGCGTAAAGTATATTTAGAAGGCGATATAGGAGAAAAATTCGGAAAAGAATTTACAATGGAGGCATCTTCTTTTCAAGAAGTTGTTAAATGTCTTGATTGTAATTTTCCTGAACTACGAGGATACTTAATAGATTCTGCTGAAAAAGGCATAGAATTTGTTTGCGAAGTTGAGGACACTCCTATTACTCATGAAAGTGAGCTTTTACTTCATTATGATACAGGAGCGATGACAATTCGTGCAATCCCAGTAGGCTCTGAAGGTGTAGCAAAAGCAGTTCTAGGGCTGGTTATAGTGGCTCTTTTATTTATCCCGGGAATGCAAGCATTTGGAGCGGCAGCAGGAAAAACTTTGTTCGCAACAGTAATGGCAGGAGGAGCAAGTGGTCTAGCTATAGGTACTGCTTTGGGACTTGCAGTTCTAGGCGGTTCATTATTGATGCAAGGATTAACTGAAATGATGATGCCAGACCCTGCTGTTGATAATGGAGGCGCATCAAAAGAAGATACTTATCTTTTTCAGGGAGCAGGCCAAGTAATTGTTGAAGGGGACCCTGTTCCAATTCTTTATGGCCACTTAAGAGTAGGCGGCAGGCCCATTAGTTTTCAAACTGCTAATGCGGCGGCTGTTTTTGTGCATAGAGAACCTTTAAATGCTACAACGCCAAATAATAATAACAGCAATGAAGAAGGCACAGATAACTATAATGGAAATACAGATGGAAATAATGGAGGAGGCACTGATGGAGGAGGCGATGGGATTGATACGCATCCTACCGTTCCCCCATCAGGACCTCAATGGGATCCATTGTATATTCCAGAATTTAAATAAGGTAAAGGGATAAACTTATGGCAAACGAAGCAGTGGGCCGCGGCGGCGGAGTACGCGGGGGAAATCAAAATCCTGGTAATTCCGGTAATGTAAATCAAACAGAGAGAGTATTTACTCAAACCGGATCAGGCACAACTGTACAAAATATTTCTATTACGGATGCTATTTGCGAAGGCCCTATAGCAGGTTTGGTAAATGGAACAGGGTCAATTTATTTTGACGATGTCCCCGTAAAAGACTCCAAATATCTAGGATATATTCCTCCTCAAGGAGTACTTGGATCCGCTATAGACCCAAGTACTAGGATAGCATTTTCTGCTAAAACGGGCACTTTAGGAAACGGAGCAACTTTACCAGACTATATGATTGATACTAGTACTGGTGATTATTATGCAATAGGAAAAAGCATAATTTTGTTTGATTATTTGTATCTGGATGACCTAGATATTACGTCTACGGTAAGAGACGCAAATAATCAAGTAAGAATTACTGCCACTGCCGCAGACCCCTTGAGTGGAGATATAACTAGGTGGGTTACTTTAAATGACGAAAATGCTCGAGCATTTTTAGTAGCTGGAGATGCTGGCAGTGTTATGAGTGGTCAAACCGTTGAAGCAAGCGGCAATACTTTTGTATTTGAGCCAAAAAATCCTTATGTTGCAATTTACCCTTTAAAGTACAAACTATTTATTGCTAAAAAATTCGCCCTTGCCAGTATTCCTGATAACAAAAGAGTTATAACAGAAAATGAGCCCGATCCAGGAAATTATATATTTTCTATCACAAGTTCTCTTCAATTCAATTTTCAACAAGAATCAGTCATAGAACTACCAGACGAAGTTACTATAGAAGATGCTCCAAGCTATTTGTTACCCGATGAAAAACAAGCTTGGGTAGACTACTATAATCGACAGTCTAAAGGGTGGAGAATCGGAGGTAACTTTAATAAAATAGAAGGGCTATACGCTCAGGAACGTAGAGGTTATTTAGTACAAGATCCTTTATCTGAAGTAGGAACTGTGGGAGCCTCTGTAGTTACTGAAGGGCAGCTTGGAGGACTTACAACAGATTTAAAAATATTAGAGCCTAATCCAGCTAATCACACTCAGTCAAATTATGGAAAAGATACAAATGAAGCAATAACAATTTATGATATACACGGACTTCCTAATACAGATCCAGAAAGTGGATATGTAAATAGAAATAGTTTGGTTAGTTTAGATATAACAAATCACGCTAATACAGGTCCTACAGAGATTCCCTCTAGTGCTTTTGCAAATAATGCAAAAATAAACGAAATGGATCAAATTTCGGTAATAATTACTTATCCTCAAGGACTGCATACAATGAACCAAGAGGATGGTAGTTTGCTAACTTGTTATGCTATATACAAATTTAGAATAAAATTTACAACCAATGGAGTTACAGGACCTTGGATTGATTTATTCGGAAACGCTGTCAGACACTGGGCAAGGACACGCGCCGGAATTTCTTTCGAGCATATTATAGATTTAGAAACCTTTAGACCTTTTGATACGTTCGTTTTGCAAATAGCTAGACAAACTCGAAGTGCCGGACTTCCCGTCTACGCCGGTGGAAGATCTGCAGGAAATGAAAGTGATAAAACAGACTATTATACAATTGCAGATTCAGTAATTAGTAAGATTCAGTGTATTATAAAAGATAAGTTTACTTACCCATATACAGCGCTAGTAAATACAATTTTTAGTTCCAGACAATATCAAAAAGTTCCGAGAAGAACTTATGAAATGCGAGGCATGCTTGTCAAAATTCCAGATTCTTATACTCCTCGGGAGTATTCTTATACAGGTAAAGCACAGTATGAAAATTTTTGGGGCGGTAATTTTAAAAAAGTGCTGTATTATACAGATAATCCTGCATGGTGTTTTTACGATATAGTAACAAATAATAGATATGGAGCAGGACAATATATTTCTGAGTTCGATATTGATAAATATTCATTGTATAGAATTGCTAGATATTGTGATGAATTAGTTGGAACAGGTAAAATTGCAGATTGGTACACTTTTAAAACAGGAGAGTTTTATAGAATTAAAACTACAGGAAATATACCTTGGACAAGTCTTGGTGCTCCTGATGGAAACGTAGGTACAGAATTTAGATTTATACGGCCTTCAGACGGGGCCCCCAGTACATTGGAAGGAACTGCAGAATTATTAGAGCCAAGATTTAGAATGAATGTACTTCTTACCAAACCAATGGAAATTTATAAAATATTAAAAGATATGGCAACAAATTTTGCCTCTATAATTTATTGGCTAGATGGCCAGATAAGTTTGGTTCAAGATGTTCCTAGCGACCCTGTTTATAATTTTACAAAAGCTAATGTTATTGATGGACGTTTTTCTTATGAAGGAACCCCTGAGAAAACAAAATTTAATCAGATAATTGTAACTTGGAATGACCCCGAAGCCGGCTATGAGTTAGTACCCCTACTAATAGAAGATAAATCAGATATTGCAAAAACAGGACAAATTAGAACAAAAGAAGTAGTTGCATTTGGCTGTACTTCAGAAAGTCAAGCAATACGAATGGGAAAATGGAAGTTATGGACTGCACAAAATCAAAGAGAAGTCGTTACCTTTAGTTCTTCTTTTGGAAGTGCTTTTGTGCGGCCAGGTGATGTAATAACAGTGCAAGATGGAGACCGATACGGAGTCTCATATGGAGGAAGACTTAGTAGCGGAGGAACTCTTAACTCTTTAGTTTTAGACAGAGAAATATCTTTTAATTCTGGAAGTCATTATGAAATGTACTTAGTAATTACAGAACCCGCTGCTTTTTATACAGGAGCTGCGCCCATTTCTATAAATGGAACAACTTATAATACTAATGATAGAGTACCCGAAGCTTATGTTTTTAATGGCAAAGACTATGTTTTAACAAGTTTAAACAGTGAGAGCAAGGCTTCAAATGCGTTTTCTAGCTCTACGGGGGATATACTACTTCAAATGTCTTGGCACTCGGCAACTTATGTACAAAAAGTAGATATAACTAATCCTGGCACAGTTAAAACAGCTAATATTAATTTAGCTAGTAGTTTGGATAAAGTTCCTAGAGCAAATATAATTTGGTCTATTAGAGAAATAAATTCAGACGGAGCAGAAGTGCTAGGATCTAGTAAGTTATACAAAGTCTTAGATATAGCAAGAGAGTCTAAAAATATATTTGCTATAACAGCAGTAGAACATTATAACCAAAAATTCTCAGAAATAGAAGCCGAGTATGATTTAGGAGTTATACCTCCTAGTGCATATGCAGAAAAAGAGCCGGAAATTATTCCTTCTGTTAAAAATTTACACGCGTCTTTTGAAGGCCCTCAAGCTACTCCGTTTTCGGAAATTTTATTATCTTGGGACAGGCCCGATAATGATGAATGGATTAGTCATTTTGAAATAGTACATAATGCAGACGGAACTGAATCTCCCGTAACTACAACAGAAAAGTCAGTAAACTTTCCAGGGTTTGATTAATGTCAGAAGAAATTACATTTAAAGTACGAAGTGTTTCCCATAAAGGAAACTATTCTGAATTTAAAACAGTACGAATAAATAGGGATGGACAAAAGTTCACTCTTGTAGGCCCCCGTATTCATGACGGGATGCCTAAAGGAGCTTATGCCAGTTTTAATGCAGATACAGTTAATTCTTTTAGAGCTACTGAAACTCAAAATTCTGAAGATACGGGAGGGACTCCTGTAGAAAGCAGATATAGAGGATTAATAAATTGGCCTTTTCTAAAAGATTTAATTGCACAACTATATCCCGAAGGCTGGACTCATGAAGGGGTAGTTTTAAATCCTCAACCTACCGGGGACTTTGATGAGTTTGATTATACTTTTGAAAGCTATCCGGTTAATGTGTCCGCAATAGTAAATCCTCAAAGTGCAATCACAGTATCAGAGCCTCAAGTTGTGCAACTAGACGGGGTAGTTCCGAATGATACACGAGAGCTTTATATACTATTCCAAGCTGCATTTAGAACTATTCATTTAGTTGAATGGGATAAGCATGCAATGCCTACGCTGCCTTTTTGGAGATTTATGGGCGATGGTACAAGGGCGATGGACCATAGTTCGAACTGGCTTAGTATTGGAAATGTTGCTGTAAGCACTGATGGCGTAATGGAAGGCTCGGGTTTTAGAGAGTCGTTAAAAGTTAATGATATTGTTACTTTTCCTGTTGGCGTAATTAGCGATGAATACTTAGGACTAGGAGCTAAAGTAATAGAAATCAATAGTGATAGTAAAGTTACTTTAGATCGCTCTTTTGAAACTGAGCTACAAACGCAAGCAGCATATAGAGCTGTATATCGTCCTGATTATTCTAATGACTGTGTTCTTGGACAAGTTTTTAGAGGCCCAGACGGTCCTCCTTATATTTTAAATTTTATATTAAACCGTTCTTTTATAGGTGCGGTTTCAAACTTAAATCCCCAACAACAAGCAGAAACAGGAACAAACGATGGAATTACAATAAACGGGCCAAATGCTGGAATTGATGTTGCTGGAGGAAGTATTCGAGGAGGAATGACTGACTACGGGGTAGGTACAGGTTTTTGGTTTGGTGTCGATCCAACTGATGGTCTAACAAAAGTAGCTATAGGAGATCCGCAAAACGGAGATTTTGTTACTTATGACGGCACAGATATTAACTCAAAGATGAATAATCTAGAGTTAAGAGGCTGGCTAAGAGGTCCTGAAATTTTTGTAATTGATCCTGCAGTTCACGGAGACGATACAGGTACTGTAGTTATTGCAGGAAATTTACAGGTAGATGGTACTACAACCGAAGTAAATAGTACCATTATGACCGTAGACGATAAAAATATAGTTCTTGCAGATGGAGCAGGAAATGCCGCAGCCGCTCAGGGTGGAGGTATCACACTAGATGGAGCATTTGCAGCAATTCAGTACAATATTGCTTCTTCACTTCCCGATGGTTCTGGAGGTACTGGACCTGCGTGGGAATCTAATATTCAATGGACAGTTGCAGATGGTCTATCAGTTTATGGCTCTACGCATTTAAGAGGAAATATTTTATTAGGAACTTCTTCTACGGATGTAATTACTTTTAATGGAGAAATCGAAGAGAATTTAATTCCTACCACAGCAAATAGCTATGATATAGGTAGTTCTGCTAAAAGATGGGGGGAGCTTTTTGCAAATGCTGCAGATATAGGAACCGGAGGGTTAAAAGTAGCCGGAGGCTCAAATACTCAAATTTTACAACATGATGGAACAAAATTAAGCTATATTGATTATACTCTAGAAAGCTTGACAAATGTTTCTAGCGGTGCTACTGCAAATAAATTTTTAAAGTATGATGGTACAAACTGGGGTCCTTCATCAGTAGCATTTTCTGACTTAATTAATACTCCGACAACTTTAGCAGGTTACGGCATTACGGACGCAGCTACTGCTGCCCAAGGAGCAAAAGCAGATTCTGCAGTTCAACCTGGAGACAATGTTTCTGTTTTAAATAACGATGCAAGCTATGTTACTTCAACTAGTCTCGCCACTGTAGCAACTACTGGTAATTATAGTGACTTAAATGGGACGCCAAATCTTCATGCTGTAGCAACTTCGGGGTCTTACACTGACTTAATTAATAAACCAACTATTCCTACAAAAACTAGTGATTTGACTAATGATTCCGGCTTTATTACTAGCGCACAAGTACCCACAGATGTAAGCGACCTAACAGATAATACTAGCTTACTTTTTTCTGGTAATTATAATGATTTAACAAATAAACCCACTATTCCCACAAATGTTAGTCAGCTAACAAATGATGCGGGGTATTTAACTTCCGGTAGTTTTGCAACTGTTGCTACCACAGGTAATTATAATGACTTGCAAAATTTACCTACAATTCCTACAAATAATAATCAGCTCACTAATGGGGCTGGCTACCTTACAGATGTATATACAATTAATGGAAATTCTATAGTAGGAACAGGCAATTTAAATGTTCAAGCTACTCTTGATGTCGCGGGACTTACTGACACTACAATAACAAATATTCAGCCGGGTAGCTATCTTTATTATACCGGCCCTACAAACGGGTGGATAAATGCTCAGCCAAGTATTTCTACTTTTAACGACGTAGCATATAGTCCTAATCCTCCCAATACAGATAACGAGTTATTACTTTGGGACACTACGGCAGGAGAATGGCAAAATAAAGCTTTTAGTACTTTTAATTTAGGAGATTTAGGAGATGTTTCTAATTCTAGTCCTTTTACTAATAATTTTCTAAAATGGGATGCAACAAATAGTGAGTGGGAGCCTCAAGGAATATACTCCTTTGATTTAGTAGACACTGCGCTAGGGGGTAGATCAGATGGAGATGTTTTAACTTATAGATCAATAGATAGTAAATGGATAGCACAAGCCCCTACGGGAGGAACATTAGGAAATTTAACTAATGTTGCTGCTACAGTTGATTCTGCGACCAACTTTGATGTTTTATATTATGACGGAAGTAGCTGGGCAAGCAGACAGCTTCCTTTTAGTTATTTAGATCTTACAGGAACTGCGTTTAGAAACGAAGTAGATATCGTTTTACCATACGGGCTAAACACTTCTAGTGCAACTTCTGGGCAAATTTTAGCTTGGGATGGAACTGCAAATAGTGGCGCCGGAGACTTTACTTGGGTAAATCAGCCAAGTGCAGGACAAACTCTTGCGGGGTTGACAGATGTAACTATACTTGGAGCAACTCAAGGAGATGTCCTTGTTTATGATAGTGGAAATAGTGTTTTTGAAAATGTTCCACAATCAGATTTAGAAATAGCAGAAACAGGAACTTGGACGGGTAGTATTGCCGGTAATTCTATAGGAACTCAAAAGTACGTAAAAGTAGGAAAAATGGTCCATGTTAGTGTGCAGGGAACTCCCGGGACTACTAGTGCAAGTGTTATTACAGTTACGGGCCTCCCTTTTACAATTGATGGAAAAGCAACTGCTCCTGTATATATATCAAACTCTGCTACTAGTATTTCGGGAGCTAGTATTTATGCGTATGGAATACAAGGTTTCAGTAATATATCGCTTTTCTATAATGTTGCATCAGGGTCAGCAACGGCCGTGCCCGGAACTATGTTGGGTTCTAATACTATAATTAGTTTTGGAATAACCTATCAAACTACATAAGGAGAACAAAAATGGCTTTAACAAAAGAAGTCGTAGTAGATAGAATAGAAATTGTAGAGACTCAGGATGAGTTTTTTAATGACATAATCTCTGTTCAAGTACGACAAAAAACAAAAGTTTTAGAGGACGGTATGTTACTTTCTTCCTCTTTCCATCGCTTTGTGATTCATGCAGAGGATGACTATTCTCAGCAAGATGAGAAAGTTCGCGCTGTATGTGATATTGCATTTGCCTAACTACAATATACCCCTTACAAAAATATATCTTGACAAGGCAGGTATGCTTTGTTATAATCATACCATAGAATATTTAAAAAAAGCCTTCTTAATTAAGAAGTTATCCCTCTTCCAATGAATAGATTAGTGACACTTGTTAAAAACGATACGGGACCTGATTTAACTGTAGTTATTGTCAGAAATGAGAATAATGATCGGTTTGTCACAGAGGCTTCCAATGTATTTTTAAATATTCGACGAAAAGATACTCCAGGAAATATAGTTAGTATTTCTGCGGATGATGCTAAGTCTACAGATACTCAAGGTCAATACGTTTTTAATTTAAAACCTTTTCTTACTCACGTAGACGTAAATGATGATTTTTACGAAGCAGAGGTAGAATTTGTAGTCCCATCAGGAGTAGATGAAAACAATAATCAAATAACAGACACTTACACAACTTTTGAGCAGATTACTATACAGGTGCGGGATGACTATACATGAGTGGAAAATTTCGATTCATTTCGCTAACCGACAGTTCACTATTAATACAAGATAGTAGTGACACCGGAATAGAAATAGATGATGCTTTTGGGTTTAATTTATCTTTTTTAGATATAAGAATTACCCATGAACAGCTTCTAAGATTTTTCTTGCTGTCCAATAATGCTGCTACAGAAGATTTCTTTTCGAGAATTGTTCACTATCGTAGAAAGTTTTTTGAAGAAATACCCGCAGAAGATACGGTCAAACTCGCGGTAGCTTTAGCAACAGAATTTGAAGAATTATTTTTAGAAGATGAAGATTTTGAGTATTTTCATCTAATGAGGCGCTTGCCCCAAGATAATGTATTATTTAATGAATCTGTTGTAACCCCACGAATCAAAACTCAAAATGAACTTTTATTTACCGCAGAACGAGTAAGCAAGCGATTACCTGATTTAATAGCTCGTCATGCAACAAAAGATGAAAAATCAGATTTTGATTTTATTGTAGAATTTTTTAATGAACAGTTAGACCTAATTCATATACAAAATCGTATACCTAAAGAAATTGCAGAACTTGTTGAAGTTTTTAATGTATATAGATTTCAAAGTCTTAGAGAAAGAGTATTTACAGAAGAAGTAGTTACTCGTGCCCGAGGAATAGTAGCAAAACATGAAACTCAACTTGCGGATCCTTTTGGAGATGGTTCTGTTCCACAGAAACCTGGACTGGATCATATTGTAGAGTTTCTTGATGAGAGAATAGAAACTTTAAGAATAAAAGCGCCTATACAACAAGGTTCGCAAACTATAGAAGAATTTTTAATAGCTAGAAAACTTGATCCAACTGATCGAGTTTTTACTGCAGTACAGGAAGCATTAAATCTTCATAAAGTCATAAATGGAAATCCAAATATACCGTCTCAAGACATTGCGTATATACAAACAAAAAGAGATACTGTAAATAGACTTTTAAACTACGTTAAATTTACTCATATAGTAAAAACTATTAAAGAGGTCACAAAACTTAGCGATACAACTTTAAATGTTGCACTTGCACAAATTGAAAGAGATCAAGTCTATAATGAAGATAAATCTAAGTGGTTATGGAAACACAATGCGAAGCATGAAACACAAATAAATAAAACGGATCCTGATTTCATAGTTGAAGTAAATGCTCAACGAGATCCTGCAAATGCTCCTAATAATTTTGTATCTTTTTTCACCAATAAAAACTTTGCTGATGATATAGGAGAACTGAACGAAACATTATTAAATATAGCTAACTCTTCTTTTTTACGAGACAAAGTATTTCAAGAAGAAAATCTTTCTTGGCTATGGAAACATGATGCAAAACATAGCACAAATACTAGTGGAAAATCCGGGTTAGATTTTGTAGTAGAGGTAAATGCTCAACGAGACCCCGCAAATCTTCTTAATAATTTTGTATCCTTCTTTAGCGTAAAAGGATTCAATGATGACATAGGAGAAGCTAACGATTTACTCTTAAATGTATCTAAGTCTTCTGTTGCGCAAGATTTAATTAAAACTGAAGCAAAGCCTTCAAAGTTCTTTAAAAATTATCATAGTACAATTAAACTTCTTGCTTCCGGAAAAACTACAGAAGGCCGAGAAGGACATACAGCGGATGACGTCTATGAAGAAGATGCAAGAACTCTAAAGCCGGGGCTCGGAAAGAAAGAAATTGTTAGTGCCAGAGAATTAGTTTTGTCTGGCATGAGTAACCAAATATTTAGAGAGCTAGTAGATTTTGAACAAATAAATAAGCGCACACTAGAAATTAATAAAACAGTTCCAGTAGAATTTGTAACAGATTTTCAATATAGCGGATCAGATGCACGAGCGCCTGGAACTCCTCGAATTCGCCATTCAACAAGTACTGGTCAAAAAATAGTAGACCCTTACTATGTTAAAAAATACAATGAAATATATAAATATCTTCGTGATCCTATAACAGGAAATTTAAAGTATCCCACTTTTGCTAGTGTAGGGGTCTCTTCATTTTTAATTGATGGAATAAATACTTTTACTCAGCCGCATGCTGATGGTAGAATTATTTTTCAACCAGACAGTAAACACCGAGAAGATTATGTTCTTTTTGACGATGGCCATAATTCTTTAAGTGGAGACTTCATAAGTTTAGTCGGAGCAGAATACAAGGTATTAAAACCTGTCTGGCGAGGAGGTAGTATAGGTTGGGGCACTCTCACTCGTAACTATTATCCAACAAGAACAGCAGAAGGACGCAGAATTTTATTTCATAGAGATATGACTGCTGAAGATGTAAGACGTGCTCAGGTATTAACCTATACCTACAATGCCGAAGGGCAGGTAACAGGAAGTTACTACGTTCAATTAAACATTCAACCAACGGGTAAAAGTATTTTTGAAAAACTTCGCGACCTAGGTAGACTAGGAGGCACATTCTTTCGCAAGTTAGGAATAGAGTATCTTTTTTCTTCTGCAGAAGTAAATAGTGTAGCCTCTAATATTGCGGGAACTTTGCCAACTGTAGCAACAGATCGAGTTACTGCTACTTTTTATCCCGTTGGGCAAAATCCTCCTGGCCAGCCAGAAGATGTAAGACTTAAAAGATCCTTGGGAACTAGAAAAGATTTTGTTCAAATCGGCGGTATAGATTTAAACGGGGACTCTTTAGAACGTATTGGAAAATTCTTTAAAAACTATCATACTATTAAAGTTTCGCAACAAAGTACAAATAGTACAGTAGATGGAAGCATTGGTGGTGCGGAAAGTAATAATACTACTGCTGTATCGAGAAAACCTATTGTAGCCGATGCACCAGTTTCAATTTACTTTGATCGTAGTTTTGTACGAAGCCGTAGGTATCCTGAAGCTGTTGGAGAATCTGATCTTATACTTAAAAGTAATCTCCAGCCTCAAAATGAAGAAGCTCATGCCCAAGAGAGAAGTGCCAATCATTTTTCTAATTCGATAAAAAATAATCTTTACTATTTTGGAAAAATAGCCGAAGGTATCACAGGCATACCAAATTCAAGTGCTCGCTTAAACGAAGAATTCATTTCGGCAAAAAATAAAATTAACGAATCGAGAGCCTTTATACGTCAAGAATTTTTTGGTATAAAGGAATTCGTTGAGATACGAGAAGAAGATCCTGATCCTTTAAAATTAATTACAAAATTTGATGCAGCTGGAAATCCAATTGATTTAAACACAGAGCAGCCTAGTTCCAGAGGTGTAGTTAGAAGGTTTGGCGACAGACTATATGCTTCTTATTCAGTTTTAGAAAGTAGACGAACAGATCAAACATATTCTTATACAAGTTTAAATACTTATGAGATTGTTAATTATATACAAGATTGGCAAAGAGCGGGATACGGGCCAAAAATAGAAAATACGAGTACTAAGTACGACAGAACCTATAATTATAGTAAGGGGTACAGATGGAATGGGTATTCAGTTGCTCGTTCCTATGATGATACTCCGTATTATATTTATATACCCGGTTCAAGTGCTAGTGCATATGGATTTTTTTGGCACTCCGAACAAAATCAATGGGTTTTTGTAGATGGGGTAGGTACTTTCGGAAGTTCCTTACGAGTAACTTCAGCGGACACCGTTGGAATAGATGAAGAGAATTTTTTCATTGAGTCTCTTACTGCTTCTGATCCTTCAAGACCCACGGGGTCTCATACAATTCCTGATATAGAAAATGGAGGATTAATTAATTTTTCTATATCTTTTCTCAGTTATATTCCACAAACGGGTCTTACAACGACTTATTTTTGGCAAGATCTAGGAAAAATAGTAGATATACTAGGAGGAAACGTACAATATCCTACTGTTGTAAATGGAATACCTCAGAGTGCAAGTAACTTACGAGGCAAGTTATTATTTGCAACTGATGGGCATTTATATGTAAACCTATATAATCCTTCAGGATTAGGTGGTTGGCCAACCTCAGGAACTATAAGTACTAACTTAGTGGGCACACCCCCTGGAGGTACTTGGTCGCAAGTAAGCTACAGAACTTTTACAAATTTACAGCCTGCGCCAGGAGAAATAATTAATCCTGTAGGCGTTCAGGCAAAAAATACTTCAACAGATAATACATTCTATAAAAGAGTAATGAATTATCGAAGAACACATACGGAAACGGTCGAGGCTGCTGACCCTGGAACCGCCTTTATACCCGTGTACTGCGCTTCATATTTTCTGGAGCCTTATGTCAGCGAAGCCGGCAAATCTGCCAATTTCTAGGAGATTTAAAAATGCAAAAAGACAGTGCTCAAATTAAGGGAATTGTCAATCTCGTTTTACGAGATAACGCGGGTCGAGTAAAACAGCATAAGACTATTCGAAATATGGTTACAGACTATGGTCTTGCACATATTGTTGGTCGTATGATTGACCCACGACAAGATATTACGGGGAAACATCAAATTCCTCGCATGATGAGCCACATGGCTGTAGGTACGGGGGATTATGCAAATGCCACTGCTACTGCTACTGCGGCATACCACAGAACTCTTGAAAACGAAGAGGGAATTCGTGTACAGGTAAAACGTGACACGAGCTTTAGTTCAGAGTATTCTACTTTTACAGTAGAGTTTCCTGATGATGTTAATTTTACTCGAGCAGCAGACGGAAGTTCTGTTATTCGAGTAGCTCAAACTACAAATACTGGTAGTAATTCTTATCTCTCAAAGTTTATTCGTGCTCCAGGCGGAGGTATCGGGGCTCCTATTATGACTGTTCGTGATACGAATAGCACAATTACCAGAGACGCTCAAGGTAATGTAACTGGAGGTACTGTAGCCTTTGCTGACGATACAGGTATTCAAAACATTGTTGTAGAGACCGGAGGTATTCTTGCAATTACTTTGCAAAATCCTGTTACTGTAACTGGTACGGGATTTGCGGACACTTCCAATCCAATGGTCCTTACTTTTAAGCCCGTTCAAAGTCAATTTGGTCGAATTGATCCAGATGACGGTGAGCATCTAACTACTGTTGATTTTAGTGGTGGAGGTGACGAAGCCGGTATGACTCTTTCTGAGTTAGGCGGTGGCGGCAGTGCTCCAATTCGTGGTATTATTGGTGGATACTACAATAAAACCGACGCAGGTATACCAGGACTCAGTAATGCTCCAATTCCGCCTTTCTTTGGGGATGCAGATGATGTTCCTCTGGAAGAAAATAATGTCGACCCCTTTGTTCAATTCGGTACCTCAGTAGACGGTGTTTTCCAAGGCACAATTTCTGGAAGTAGTGTAATTCTTGATTCAGGTACTACGCCCGAAGGTTATCCTACTACAGAAAATGACTATGGAAGTGTTGCTGCCCCTAGCACAACTGCTCCATATACTGCTGTTGCAGGAACGAAGAAAACAGGTACTCGTGTAGTTTTTGTTGCTACATTTAAAGAGGACAACCCTGCTTCTTGGGCAGGTGGAAGTGCAGAAGCTCCCATTCGCGAAGCAGGTATCTTTAACAAGAATGCTGCGGATCCAGGTGCTACAAACTCTTTCACCTATGCAGGAGGCGCTCCGGCACAAACAAATACTAGTACTGGAGGTATTGTAAGTATTAATGCTCAGGGTACTACAGGCTTTGGAATTTCGCAGACTATGCTTTGCCGAACAACCTTTAGTGTTGTAAACAAAGCAACTGACGATACTCTTCAAATTACTTGGTCAGTACAATTAAAGGATACTCCGTAATATAATAGTATCGTTAAGATAGGGGTTTTTAATGAGCGCACAAAACATTGTTATAGTAAGTAAGGATACAACCGATCTTGCAACGGGAACTACTCCTGTAAATCGACTTTTGTCGGTTACCGAAGTTGATACCAACTTTATTAATTTAAAGCAAGGGATTATTGATCTTGAAAGCTATGTTAATAGTGATTTTGCGCCATTAAATTCCCCGAATCTTACAGGCACAGCAACATACAATACAGCGATATCAACCACAGATGACAGTTTTCAAATTGCAAATACTGCTTTTGTTCAAGATATAGCTGCACCTATAAACGCTATTATTAATTCTAGTCAAATTGGTAATAGCGTTTTATATAATTTAGTAAATACAAAAGCTCAATTATCCGGTGGAAATTCATTTAGCGGAAGCCAGCTACTTACAGGACTTCCAAGCTATACCACTATGCGTCAAAATACGGATAGCATAGTTACAAGTGGCTGGGTAAAATACTATGCAGGTAATCTAGATGTAGATATTCTTCCTTCTACCAGTCTAACGTATAATTTAGGAAGCCAAAATCGAGCATTTGATGAGCTTCATGTTAACTCGATATTTCCAAATGGAGCAAATAGTACAATAGGTACTCCAAGTAATCCCTTTAGTGCGGGCTACTTTGCCGCAAATACAATATTTGTTGGAGGAGCCTCTTTATCACAAGGTTCTGCAGGGGGCCTCGTATTACCTCCAAATAGTGCATTTGGAGACGAAGACAGTGTTGTTCCTGTAAATTTTATTTCAACGACTCTTGACAAAATATATGGTAGCCAAACATCTCAAACTAGAAAAATAACTACGACTTTAACTGCATCAGGTTCTATTTCGCAACGAGACCCTGTAGTTTTAAACTCGGATGGAACTGTTTCTACAATTACTACAATTAATGATACTTTTATTGGCTTTGCAGATGCATCAGTAAATAATGGATCAGACGTTGAAGTAGTGCTATCAGGAGAAATTTCAGGGTTTACTGCGTTAATTTCGGGAAGTGAAGTATTTCTTGAAGCAGATGGAACTTTACGTTTCGATAGAGGTTTACCTTCCGACCAAAAAATCGGTGTAGCTACATCAAGCACTTCTTTGTTTGTATACTCTACCTCGACCCTAGACCTCTACGCTTTAGCAAAGAAAAAAGCAAGTCTAAGCGATATTTCTGTAACAACAGCTAGCCCGGGTAGTAACAGTTTATCTTATAATAATACAACAGGAGTATTTACTTTTACTCCTACAGATTTGGGAGCTTATGCTACTCAATCTTATGTAGATACTGAAATTGCAAATCTTGTAGATTCTGCGCCTACTAGCTTAGATACTTTGAATGAGTTAGCCGCCGCATTAAATGATGATGCGAACTTTGCAACTACAGTTACAAATAGTTTAGCTACAAAAGCTCCTTTGGCAGACCCTGCTTTAACAGGTACTCCAACTGCGCCTACCGCTACCTCTGGTACAAACACCACTCAAATTGCTACAACAGAGTTTGTACAGACAGCAGTAGCAAATGATATTGAATTAACAGACCTAAGCGTAAATACAGCAAGTGCTTC